GATCGTAACTGCCAAGCTACTACTGGATATCTGATGCAGATGTCTAGCTGGGCTTTGGAAGGTCTTGGACCAGTTCCACAGATCCTCCGCTACGGCGACGGTCTCGAGATGCTCCGTGTTTATAACGCAGATGCCGGCGAGGTCCGCGTGGGGGCCTACTATCAAATCAGAACTAATAGTCCCGGCTGGTCCGCAAACGTCACTCTTTCGGCCTAGATAAACATATTTGATTTGGTGGGGCTGGCAGGATGCTGGCCTTACCCTCTAGGGCGTAGGGGTACGCTCTAGAGTATTAACCGACCTCCAGGCATAGAACCTGGTTTCGAAAGGTAAGACTCATGGCAAATAGATTTGGTCAGCAGTTTAGTTACACTCTTCAAAAACAAGTATGGTCCATCTATGCAAAAGTAACCTTCGGTTCTTCTGGCGCTCCCACTTTAGTTCAGGGTAACCCGGCGGCATCTCCTGGCGTTGTTTCCGTAACAAGAAACGCAGCAGGACAGTTTACTTTCGTATTCGGGACACAAGCAGGAATGCTCGATGTATGGCCAAGATTCCTTGGTGCACAAGTATTCTTTAACTCAGGCTCTTCGGCTCCAGCAGCATGTACAATGTCGGCAATCACTAACTCAACTGCTACTGCAGCAACCTGCAGCATGAAAGTTCGATTAAGTGATTTCGCTGGTGCTGATGTAGACCCAGCGTCTGGTGAGATTGGTTACTTTAAGTTTATTTTCTCTAACAGCACAGCACCGTAAAAGGAGTTAAGAAATGGCATTAACAGCAACAATCGCTCTCAGTCCCTCAACGGTGCAGATCAACCAAAAGGTTACTGCTACTGTTACAATTACCAGCACTGGCGCTGCGACTACAATCACTGGATTGGCTCCGTATGCTCTCTATACTGGTAGTTCTGCTCCTTATGCTCCGGCCGTTGCCTATGGACAGCCGAACCTTCAAAGCTCTAACACTCAGACAGCTATCGCAGCGTCGGGAACATCGGTTATTCCGTTTGATCTGACGTTCTTTGCTCCATCAACTGGACTACTCAGCACAGGAAGTGGAACATACGATGTTGGCTGTCAGATTACAGCTCTAGATGGTTCAGTCTTTCATCCGACAGTGGCTACCGTTACTGTGAATAACATTACGTTTGCAAGCACTCAGCAATAAGGCGGGCGAATGATCATTCCAGATAGAAAAAAGATCGCAACTATCTTATCTGGCAAAATGGGCGGCGAGATGTCTCCCATGAAGCCAGAAGAAGAGAGTGGTGATGACGATAAGGCTCTTCATCTCTTGGCAGAAGACGCAATTACTGCGGTTAAGTCCGGCAGTGCTGCTGATTTTGTTAAGGCAATGAAGGCCTTCATGTACGCATGCGACGACGACGATAAAGAATAAAGGGAGCTGTTGATTATGTCTACGACGATGACCTTAGCGCAATTAAGAACCGCGTCCAGGCAAAGATCAGATATGGTCAACAGCCTATTTATTACTGATGCAGAATTAAACAGCTACATCAATCAAAGCTACTTTGAGTTGTATGATATCCTTATACAAAAATATGGGGATAATTATTTCTCGGCAGATCCTGCGAGGTTTGCCACCGATGGATCCAGTATGCAGTTTGTTTTGCCTGATGGGGTTACTACTTTCATTAATGGAAGAACCGGCGATTCTGGTTATGTAGCACCAGCCTTCTATAAGCTTCTCGGCGTTGATCTAATGCTAGCGAATCAATCCCAGTCCTTTGTAACGATCCGGCCCTTTAATATGTCAGACCGGAATAAGTATGCCGTCCCTAACTTTCAGAGCTTTTACGGCGTAACGAATCTTAGATACCGACTTAATAATAACTATCTCTGGCTAACGCCGACTCCGGCAGCGAATCAGAACATGCAGATCTGGTACGTCCCAAGACTTACGCAGCTAACTTCCGATAGCGATACTTGCGACGGCATCTCTGGCTGGACTGAATATATTATCTGCGATGCTGCTATTAAGTGCCTTCAAAAAGAAGAATCCGACTGCTCTATCCTTATGGCTCAGAAGGCAGCGCTTATTCAGCGTATCGAAGCTGCTGGCGAGAATAGGGATGCTGCAAACCCGGCTACTGTTGCCGATACTCAATACACAGATATGCAGTGGCCTTCTGGTGGTGGTAACGGTTCGGGTGCATTCTAATGGCGAATTCAATCGCCAGAGTGCAGACTGATTCAAGAGAACTGAATCAGTTTCAATCCCAGGTGATTAGCTCGGTTAATCCCGTCCTACAGAATCCTATCGTTAACGGAACTTTACTCTCAGGAATAGTTGTCGCCTCTGGATCTAACACAATCAACCATGGTCTAGGCCGAGCATTGATTGGTTGGATCATTGTGCGCAATAATGCAAGCGTCACTTTCTACGATACTCAAGTCTCTAATACTAGCCCGGATAGGACTTTACTGCTTACGGCATCTGGTGCTGCAACAATTAGCCTTTACGTTTTTTAGGAGAATGAATGTCTACTACTACAACTCCGAATATGAACTTAATCCTCCCAGTCCCTTCTGTAGAGCCAGGACCAACCTATGCAACAGAGATTAATACAGCTTTTGACTCTATCGATTCACATACTCATGTCGCTGGTGCAGGAGCCCTTATTCCTACTGCTGGTCTTAATATTAATGCTAATCTTCCGCTAAACGGCTATAGCGCGACCACAGTAAAGAGCATCAGATGCACTGACCAAACGACGGCCCTTGTCGCCGCTGCAGATATAGGTTGCATGTATAACGTCGGCGGCAATATGTACTGGAACAACGCCTCCGGTACTGCGATTCAGCTTACTGCCGGTTCATCGCTTAATGCTGCTTCTATCGGCGGTATCGGTGGGGATTATATCACCAGCGGTGCTAGCATGTACTACACCTCGGCAAGTGCAACCTTCTTCTTAACCAGCTCTGCGAATACTCCAGCTAACTTAAGCGCAGCGACGGTAAAGATAGCAGAGGCAATTACTAGCCCGAATACTATTAGTCTTAAGAGCCCTAGCTCATTAGCAGCAAGCTATAACGTAACCTTCCCGGCAGCAGTTCCGGCAGCAAGCCAAGTTGTGGTGATGTCTAGCACTGGGTCTTTAAGCGTTGCAACTGGTGGAGTTGGAACTACGGACCTAGCAGCAGGCGCTGTTACTGCCGCAAAACTCGCTAGTGATTCGGTTACTACAGTTAAGATCCTAGATGCCAATGTAACGACTGCAAAGATAGCCGATTCTAACGTCACCACTGCTAAAATAGCTAATCAGGCGGTGACTGGCGCTAAGATTGAAACTTCAGTTAGTTTAAGCGGATCTCCCTCAAGCGCTGGTCAGCAGTTAGTTGTTTCTAATACCAGCGCAACTCGAAACCTAGCAGTTATTTTTGCTACAGTATCATCTGGAGCTTCTATTCTTACTGGGGCTGGGTGGTCATCGTGCACGAAAGTTGGTACTGGTCATTATAGATTGGTTATATCAACTGCATTAAGCGAAGGTCCAGCAATGGTAGCCAATGTATTGGCAGCAGGGCCAATAACAGCTCCATTGGTTTGTACTACCGATTATGGCGAGGTAGCCAATGGAGTGGATGTATTCATTAACGATGCTGCAACTGGAACTGCAACTGATGCCGCGTTTAGTTTATATGTAATTGCACAAAGGGCGTAACATGGCTCTACAGAAGCAAAACATCTCGATCAATATGTTTAGCGGTATTGATACGAAGTCAGATAATAAGCAGCAGGGCATTGGCCAGCTTGTTGTCTTAGAGAATGCCGTCTATACCACGACAAACGAGACGAATAAGCGCCCTGGCTATACTGGTCTAGGCACTTCTGTCATTGGATCAGCAACAGAAATAAGCTCAGGTCGAGGTATTGCCGCCTATAAAGATGAACTGGTAATGAATAGCAATACCAACTTCTATAGCTATTCAACTGGTTCCGATGCATGGGTAAATAAAGGCTCTTACGTTAACACTGCGATCGAAGCCGCAACAGTGGTTAGGAATACTTATCAACAGACTTGTCAAGACTCCTGCTACCACTCATCTGGGCTTCAGTGCTTCGTGTGGGAGGATTCAAGTGGTGGGTCTAGATACTCGATCGTCGATTATGCGACAAAGCAGCAGGTAGTAAGCAATCAATCCATTGCTTCAACGGCACAGAAGCCAAAGGCTTTTGCCATTGGTAGATATATTGTTATTACCTATTGGGACACAGTCCAGACCGATGTATTAATGCTAAGAATTCCAGTAGCAACTCCAACAGCAACTCCGGTTCTATCTTCTTTAACGGTAGATGCTGCTGACTCTGTTTACGATGCCATGATGATCGGCGACAACCTATTCGTTTGCTATAACAACGGTTCAACTCAACTCTGCCAGTTCTACATGAACCCATTCCTAACGATTGGCTCAATTAGGACTATTGCAGCAACTACAGCTACAGAGGTTGCTGTCTTTGGCGATGACTCTCAAAACATGTGGGTG